ATGCAGGAAATCGTTCAGATTTGCCTGCATTTTATTTGGTCAATTCAAATAAAGATTATATTTTTGCACCCGCAAACGAAAGGAAATGCACTCTTAGCTCAGTTGGTAGAGCAACTGACTCTTAATCAGTGGGTCCAGGGTTCGAATCCCTGAGGGTGTACTTTCAGATGAAGTTGCACATTGAGAAGTCCTGAAAACTTGACCGGTTTTCAGGACTTTTTTTATTATTCCTATACACTATCGTTTTTCAGTTAAAGTTACAAGCCTCAAAACGAAATGTGATTATTTCCCAAAACGAAATGTGATTTTTTCACGCTTATTAACTCAAAACGAAATGTGATTTTTATTGTTAAAAACATATTCTTAATCTTTATCTCATCCTTTTAAATAGCATTTGTCTTGATTGATTTGAAGTGAAGCCATTTCTTTCCGTTTACTCGAATGAAGTTCGCGGGGATAAGTTGGCAGAAGTCAGAGAAACGCAAACCGACATAGCAACAGAATAGGAACGCATCCAGCACATGACGCAACTTCCTATCGTTTATTCCCAGATAATGTGTATATCTTTACCTATTCTTATCTTTTTCATAATTACATTATAACATTTCTTCAAAGGCTTTCTTTACAAATGCCTTATATCCGCTGTCGATGTACTTTCGGATGATTTCTATTTCACTCTCATTTGCTTCTACTTCTCCGTCTTTGTAGATTCTTTGTGCCAAATCTAATTCTCCCAAATCTGAGGTTTCACTATAAATGTAATTCCCCAGTTCTTTCGAAATATCACGAGGTTCCAAGTTACCTTCAATGTCCCTTGTCGGGACAGCTTTAAAATTAAGTTTTTTCATATTTAAATGGTTTTTATAAATATACAAAAATTAAATCAGGATGCAAACAACAGAGGTGATTCGTAATATACATTTAAAAACACTGCACAGTCTGCGTCAGCAAATCCATACGTTCCACCCATTTGCGTATAGTGAGCTGTTGAGTAAACAAAATATGAAGATGTTCTTTCTTTTACACAAGCAATCGGGAAATGTGTACCACGTATAGGCGTTATCTGAACCTTGTATGAAGTATCTCCTATATTGTGTGTTACTTTATATGTTCCTGTAGCGGTTTTTTTTACAGAAAACTCAATAATAATTCCGGAACTATTAGGTATAGAAACGCCAATTGAATGTTCTAAGTATCCTGAAGCTGTTATATATGCGGAGAATATACACTTAGCATAACGAAGAAAAGCGCAAATGGAATACCCAGCTTGTGTTTTTCCACAATACGTAAGCTGTACTCCTTTCGTGTTAACTGTAAGACCTGTCCCATTCTCATCGTATATCTTCAGACCGTCATACTTCAACGTGGTTTTCAAGACCTTGTCAGTGCTTTTAGTCTTGCCACGAAGGAATAAAGATTCGGGCGTTAATGTACCTTGCAAAGTAGAGCCATCCGAATATTGTGTAGTCAGGTCTAGCTGCGCATAATATCTAGTAGTACCTGCTGTATTCCTCTGATATTTCAGCTTGAACAGTTCATTGCTTCCTTCCGTCATTCTAATGCCTTCCTTGTTTACTAAAGTACTTACACCGTCCACATTTGTCGCATTAAGTGTTTTTACTACAAGAGCATCCGCTTCAATCAGACTTGTACGAATATGTCCTCCCTCAATGATTGTATTTCCGGCTGTTGCTGCTGAAACCATATCAGCATAGCTGGCATATCCTAACTTTTTAGCCATATCCTCTTTAGAGGAGTTTATGCCAGAAGTAACATCTCCTGAGTCAGCTTTATTATTGATTGTGCTCTGCAAACTACTATTAAGAGAACTGAATGTAATCTTTCCTTGTAAAGATACATCTTTTCCGAAAATACTTATGGCGTTCTCTTTAACGGCAATTCCTGTCTTAATCTCTTCTGTTGTGGAATAATCGCTAGGCGCAGCACTCCACGGTGTTGACCTTTCTCCCTTTTCTACTTTCAAATTCCAAACACGGAAGTAACCTATCGGGCTGCCGTTTTGTAGTACAGAAGAAATGTAATCTAATCTAAAGAAGATATTAGTTTTATTTGTTTCGGTTGCTGTGCCACCAATAGTTATAGGTTTTGATATGTATTTACCTGAACCATTAGATCTTAAATCAAAAGTAGTACCAGCCCATTCGTACAAAGAACCAAATTGGCAATTTATTTTTGCTGTATGTTCTGTTGTGGTGTTAAAATTGAGATTGCTTGCCTCATACTCAAAAGAAACTGTAACTATATCTCTTTTTTTAAGTCCTGTTATATTATAAACGCCCCATGTTTGATTGCTTATATTGCTAAATGTAGTCAGCTTCTTTTCTGTACTAGTTAATAGAGCATAGTTCTGATTAACAGATTCATCTACTTTGTAACAGTATAATTTTGTAACATAAGCTGCACCAAAATTAGAAGTAGATTCAATATGACATGCGTGAATTCTCGCTCTTGAATAACCTGAAGGAATTGTGATATAACCTTCAACTTTTTGCCATCCGGAAGTCTTTGCTGCAACACTTTTAGACCATAGCCAAGAAGATGTTGCGCTATCATTAGATTTTATCAAGCCTAATCCTACACTAACAGGATAATTACATTGAGAAGCATTTATATAGGCTGATATATAATACTTTTCACCCTCTGATACATTAAAAAGTCCGCTTCCTACTACATCTCGTTGAGTAGACTTCATACAATAACTTGTAGGACAACTATTGTTGGCAGTTGCCGCACTAACTCGTGAACCGCTACTGTATAACATGCTATAATTAGCATCATCGAAACAACTATCAGGAACAATGTTGGTTATCTTGCTCACACTTGTAACCTTAGAAGAAATACCAATCCAAATGTTATCAGGTTGTAACGCGACTTCTGCTTTGCTTACACGTGTAGTCAGCGCTGACAAATTGTTATTAGTCTGATTCAGGTTGTTCTGAACGGCTGTAACTTCTGTCTTTTCGGCTTTTAGCAATAATTTTTCTGAGTGCTGTTCTATGACTGTTTGCATAGATTTTACCGTCGTAATCGTTGCGTACTTCTTGTCTGCATTTTGTCCGGCTGTTGTTATAGCATCATTCTTAGCCTTATTTGCCTTGTTGGTAGCATCTGTAGCAGCAGTAGATATAGCATCCTGCTTTGCCTTATTTGCCTTGGAAGTTGCGTCAGCAGAGGCAGTACTTATTGCTGAAGTCTTTGCATCATTCGCCTTTTTGGTTGCATCGCTCGCTGCAGTATTAATTATTTCCTGCTTAATAGTAGTAATTTCAGTAGAAGAAACCTTACTATTAATTTCACCTTCTAGTACACTGAATTGTGCCGTAACTTCTTTTTTGTATTCTGTTAAAGCATTTTCAGCATCTTCAGGAGCAGGTGACCAATCAGTTGCTTTATTGCCTATTTCAAGCTTTAGGTTAGAAATAGTTACTGTTCCTGAATAATTATTACCGCTGCTAATTTGCAAATATATGGCAGCAGTTCCATCAATAGTTACATCTTCTTTAAGCTTGATTTTTTTTTCTACATGTCCTTGTCCTTTATTGGAAGAGTCAAATACTATTAGTGTCTTCCAAAAATAATAGACTGCCATTGAAACTAGGCTTCCTGAGGTATACTGATTATCATAGTCAAAAGAAATAACAATTTCTTTCCCTTTTAAAGATTCTAAAACGCTTTTATCTTTTACCCTATAAATAACATTCGTTTGTGTTACTCCTGTAAATTTATTAACAGACGGTGTTCCTGTTCCTAAGCATAGATTTCTACCTCCAATCTGAATATTATTAATAGCATTATTGGTGTATTCTTTTGAAGAAGTTACAGCAGCAGTAATACTGTTGTTGGTCTGCTCAAACTGTGAACTTACCGTTTTCTTATAAGAACTTAAATCGTTGGCTATACCTTGCGCATAATCTCGTGCAGCATTTGAGATAGCAGTTAAAGCGTTTGTTCTCTGTGTATAATATGCAGTTTGCTTAGTCGAAAAATCAGAAGGAATAGCAATTGTTTCAGGAGATGAAGCCGTAAGAGTTACCAACACAGCACGATAAGTCGTGTGTGCATTGTTGTAATTTGTAGGAGTACCTAGATTGTACTTACTATATCCGTTTGCAATCTGTGTCTTGTCTGCGTCAATTCTAGCTATTTCTTCTTTCAATGACTGCTTTTCTGTTGGAGAAATAGAACCGTCAGAAGCCCAACTATCTAATCGGCTCTTAGCTTCATCAGCATCACTTTGTGCATTGTCTGCTGCTGCCTTTGCGTTGGCAGCATCCTTTATTGCCTGATTAGCCTTTTCTTGTGCCGCATCTGCGGTTTGTTGTGCAGCATCTGCAAGGGATTTAGCCTTTGCTGATATAGCGTTCAATAAATCGGTGCGAGCATCGTAGTAATCCTTAAACTTGCTTCTGAATGCAGCTCCTGATATATTACTTGTTGTTGAAAGACTTGAAAGCAACGGTGTTATATAAGCACTTAGCGTATTATAAGCCGTATCGTAAGCAGTCCTGCTTACTCCGTACTTGTCAGCACTTGCATCGTTTTTAGGCTTTTCAGAAACAATAATATCCCATTCTTTTTTTGTTTCCTGCTTTTCCTGAGCAGTCAGCTTGTTGTCATTTGCTATATCAGACAATAAGGCGTTTGCAGTTGCCGCGCTTTGAACGGCGTTATTGGCTGTCTGCTGTGCACTATCAGCTGCTTGTTTAGCTGCATCTGCCGCAGCCTGAGCCTGATTTGCCTTAGTATCATCCGTATACTTAGAAGCAAGTTCCCAGTGCTCAATAGAAAACTGAGCATTTGCTTGTTTGGCAGTCTTGCATCGAAGCAAATCATTCTTGTAGCTTCCGTATGTAGCATTAACCCACAAATCTCCAATATCATACACCGAGGCATTAGACGGGGTAGTCACAAATACCCTTCTCTTTCCATCTGCCGTGTCCTGCGCTTTTTTAGCGTCAGCCAAAGCTTTTGTGATATCAGAATCGGTTATTACCTGCCATGTATACTTACTACCACTCACTTGAAAGCGATACGCTTTTCCATTACCATCATAATACAAGTCGCCTAAATGTACGTTCTTGTCTTCGTTTGTAGTCCAATTTACAGCAGGCTCGTTACTTAATGTAGGAACTGGTTCATAAAACCATGTTTCAATAGCACCGTCTATTTGGTTTTTAACAGCTTCTAAATCCTTAGATAACTGATTTACAAATGAAATGTTTTCAGATAAATCAGATATAGCATCGTCTACTTTTGTATTGACTTCCCCTACTGCGTTGTCGATATAGTCCTTTACGCTTTCTCCCGAACTGAATCTTATTGCATCGGCAATAATCATTACTTCCGAACGAGAAAATGAAACAAATTCTTTTCCGTCCAAAGAATAGGAATTGATACCACGATACAATTTAAAATACGGTGCATCATTGCCGTATGCAGACAAGATTATAGCTGCCTGACGTGTAGCATCTGTTTTGTTTCCTAGCTGTACAATATCATCGCCTGCTTTTGGTTCTGTAGAGCCTGCATCGCAGTCTGTTTTGGATAAATCTATATAGTTATCTCCTGTTCCTACAACAGCACGCCAATAGTAGGTATTAGTGACGTTCTCATTAACACCTTCCTTAACGTTAAAAGTCTGTGCCCTTGCCAAGTCACCGACAACAAATTCCTGCTCTATTGTTCTTTCTCCGTCCGTGTTCTCAAAGTAGCAACGGTAGAAATCTCCTTTATCCTCTATCTTAACGCAAGACATAGATGCCGGAGTCAGAATAATCTGACCGCCAACATGCTTTATCTGTTGTATAAGCAACCGAATAAATGTGGCTACCTTTCTGACAAGCATACGGTCTACCTCCAGATAACTGTCACCGTTTTCGTCTTTCTTCAGACAGAATCCAGCCCCTAACGCACCAGTAGAGAAATTAGCTGATTCTATTCCGCTTCGTACAAGTATAGAAAGTAAATCTGCAACACCTTGTTCGTCAATATTGGCTCCTTTCAAGCCTTTTTTATATTCTCCTATCGTCAACGCACCACGCAATACCAGTGAGAGTAATTCTGCTGCGCCTTGCGCATCGATATTTGCTCCGGAAATTCCAGAAGCAAACACTCCAAACTCTGCTCCTCCCAGTAACTTTAGCAGAAAGCTGGTTCCGTCTGACTGGTCCTTACGAAGAAGTGTTTTCAATGACTTTAATGCAGAAAAGACATTATTGTCACTAGGAGTTTTTGTCTCAAAAGATTTGATTATATCATACACATATTGTTCTGCCTGTTTGGCCACCTCATACCTTAATGAATCCAAAGAGTTATCTACAGAAGACTTCCATCCTGTACCGACTTCATCCGAACAGGTAATCGTAGCCTGGCACAAGTCATTCAGCTTGCGCTGCACCTTGGTAATACGTGTATCCTTATATCCTCCGGTGGATCCGAAATACTGTTCTGATAACAGACGCACATTCCATCCGATGCGGAGTGGGGTATGGTTCTTCTCGATGTAGTTTCGATCAGTAGTACCTGTGTACTTGTTCGGATCGAAACTGTAAGTATTAAGATAATCATCTACTGCCAGCTTGTATTCCTGTTCTGCCTCGGTGATGTATTCCTGCGGCATGGCGAAATTCCAGGGAATGTACTGATCGCCCGGAGTTGGGATAATTGTACCGCCTGGAATCTGGGTCATTTCGTCCGGATATACATTTATGATTTCCCATTCCCTTGTGTCTTCGTGCCACGCAGCCTGGAAAGAGCCGTCAGTTCCACGGCCTGCCAATTCGCCTGTTTGGAATTTCAGCTCGTAGTCCAAATCCGGAATCTCGTAGTCTTGCGGGTTCCAGTTCATACCGTTGTCTTTAAAGTAATATACGGTGTACTTCCGTCCCTCCTCGCTGGTTTTCTCTTCCGTACGTACAGAGGAAACAGTACCGATGTATTTGGGGTATATCTCCGAGAAGGCTGTTTCTTCCGTTTCTTCCTTCACGCCATACAGATCCACGTTCTTATCTACATATAGAGAACGGTCAGGTAGTTGAAGACGGGAATATCCGTATTTACTTGCATCTATGTTTCTCGTAGATCCCAGCGGGAACAGACGGGTAAAGAACTTAACCTCTCCGTTATCTTCCTGCGCCAGGTTGGTAAGTCCCTGAAGATATCCCAGTTCTACCATTTCGCCGCGTTCTGCCTTACAGAGATTTATCACATAACCGTCCGCCCACATTTCCGTTTCGAATGTGGCGGCGATGCCGTTGCTACCGAAAGCCGCATCCCAGCACTTCACATTCCGATAATCAATAGTCTTGTTATCTGCGGTAATCACTGTTCCGATGCTCCACAGATTTCCGCCTGCACGGCGGTTCATGTTGTCAATCCACAACTGAAGGTGTTCGCGCGGACCACCGTCGTAACTGAATTCAGAAGTAGTTCCTCCTTCCTGGAACAGCATCAGCGTGTCTTCCGCATCGTGTATCGGCGCATAGAACTTCACGCTGTATTCGTAAGTCTGTGTGTTCTTTTGTTTCGGACGATAACGGGATTTTACTTTATAACGCACGCTTTCCAGTTCGATGTAGTCATCCACATCCAGCGGCACGTATTCGGTATGAGTGAACGACGCAGATACGCTGCATTCTCCACCTATTTCTTCCGTGACAGAAGAAGAAGTGTTCGGGCTGGCTGTCAGTCGAAGGTTATTTGCTTTATCGTATATTTTCAGTTCCATTTTATCATTTAATCTGTGTTTAATCGATTCCTAAACGGATGGCTGCGGCTCCAGAAACTTTACGGAGAACAGCACATAGAAACGGTTGCCTTCGTAGCTTTCGTACCAGTCCGGTTCTGCCGGCATATCCTGATATACCATATTGTAGGTTCGGTAATTCTTTACGGCAATAGCAAGCATTCCGGACGTAATCAGCGTCATCATACGCTGGTATTTCTCCAGTCGGTCGTCTGCGGAGCTTCCACGAAGCCAGAACTGCAAGGTACGTTCGATGCTGTTCAGCTTCACGTTCGGGTTCTGAGGAAGCTCCACTCCGTTCCGTTCCCGGAAGTCTACTGTGGTAATGTCCTTCGCCTTGGGCATACGGAGCAAAGCGTCCATGTTCACGTGACCTCCCGCTTCCGTTTCTCCAAGGAACGCACCGTATTCCGTCCATACGTCTGTTTCGTTGATTGTAAGGTATCCTGTCAAGTCCATATTATTTCAACTGTATTCCGTTCAACTTCAAGTCTTCCATCAAGTCGTATATCAGCACAATGTATGCCGTATGAGATGCTATGGTTGCGAGCGTCTGGCTATCCAGTTTCTGTGTGTTACGGATTTCCTGTACGAATTTGTCTGTATTGGCCAGATGCGTCTGCATGTTTCTTCCTATTGCCTCAAAGGTAGATATGCTGTCCTGGCTCATGGTGGTCAACGCACCGCTGCTGGGCGACTGGTTACTACCGGAGGATGAGCTTTCCCAGCCGAAACTGTTCATAATCTGCTCCCGTTCTGCCAACATATCGTTTATTATATTCTGATAATCCTGTCTGAGCTTATCCACTTCATCAGTAGTTAAGCCGCCATCCGCTTTCTCGGTCCAATCTTTGTATAAAGCTTCAATCCTTGACTTGTATTTGTTTGCAATAAGTGATGAGAATACTGCATTCTGCAAATACTTTTCAAAGTTGTCAGCAAAATCCTGGTTGGTAGAATCCAGATCATTCAGCATATCTACAAAGCTGTTTTGGAAGCTGCTGAAATCAACACCTGTCATCACTTCATTCATTTTTTCACCCAAATCATCAATCTGGTCATCACAGGCGATAATCTGTTCCAAGGCATTACGGAATTCAGCATCCAGTCCAGCCCAAAATGTCCACATGTTATCACGGACATTACGTAACTGATCGGCTGACGCCCCCAACAAAGCGTTAGTTATATCATCATAGTTACCATTTTGATTTACATACTTATATAATTCTGAGGCATATCCACCCAAATCTCGGTTTTGCCGATATGCAATACTATGAGAGCCTAAACTGCTACCGGCAGATTTACGTGCTTCAGCAAGAGCATATGCCTGCTGCATTTTCTGATTCAGCAGGTTAACTGATTCCTGATAAGCTTTTTCCGCTTCTTCTCCATAACTGATATCGATATATTGTTGTTTCTTGTCTATCAGCTCATCCCAAATGTCCGACAAGGTTTCATATTGAGATTTCATATTTTCATATTCAGAATAATCCGCGCCGTAAAAAATACCTCCAAGTCCTTTTACTCCAAAAAAGCTTCCAATTGTATCCCACATATGTCCGGCCAGATTACCGACATTCTCCAATATACCTCCGACAAAGCCGGATATTCCCTGATCTCCCAACTGCTCTAAAACTCCGATAATAGAACCTACTATACCGCCTATTTTCGAATCGGCATCGGAAAACGCGTCTATCAGTGTCCCGATAGAACTTCCTAGTTGGGAGAGGTCACTTCCTGCTTCGCTAAGTCGAATCATACTGTCTGTAACTTTAGAGAATCTTTGTCCAGCCAGATCAGCAGCCGCGTTAACATTAGCCTGAGCGTTGACGACATTAGCCTGAGCCTGATTTCTTTTCTTCAAAGCCGCTTCTTTCTCTGCTTCTGTCCCCAAAATAAGGGATTTATTGTATTCCGACTGTGCCTTTTCCAACTCATTCTGTGCCTCTGCCAATACCTGTAACTGCTCCGGCAAATTTCCAAGCAATCCGCCTTTCTCAATTATATTCTGCTGGATTTCATTTAAGGCTTCATCCAAGACCTTACGCTCATCAATCGCCATGTTTTTATATTCCGGCGACTGGCGGAATTGTTCCAGTTGTGCGCGTAATTTCTGCAACTCTTGTTTCGCTACCTTGTCAAGATTTCCAAAAATCAATTCCCAATTGATACTTTCCTTAAACTCCTCAAAATCTACAGCGGCAACAGCTTCTTTCCCTTTTTCTTTTAAAAGCTTCTTTTCGGCTTCAGTTTGTGCCAAGGCAATTTTTTTAGTATACTCCAAAGCTACAGCCTCTCTTTTTTCCTGCCAGGTCCCATATTGTTTGTTATATTCTATTTCAGCGTCCAGTGTCTTATCCAGATATTCTTTATTGATCTGGTATATCTTTTCCGCTAATATTTTTTCCGCTAAAAGCCTTTGTTCGTTCGTTTCTGCTTTCACGTCATCATACTGGCTCTGCGGGATGTTGTCACCTTGCTTTCGTGCCTTATCCATTTTGGCAATCGTGTCCCGTTCCTGCTTGTCGATATCAGCTAGCTGTTCATCATACTCCTGTTTAGCCAGTGCCTTTCGTTTGGCGATACCTTCCTGCATGATCTGAATACGGAGTTTCTCTGTAGTCTGCTGAGCTTTTACGCGTGCATCGGCAAGCTGGGAAGCATAATCGGTTTTTTCTTTTTTACCGTCTCCACCGTTTCCTCCTGAAAAATCGGTTGTGTAAGCAGATGTATCAATTTGTTTTACTGTACCTTCTATAATTTTATTGTTCTTCGCTATTTGGTCAGTATACTTCTTGATATTTGACATACGGCGTTCATATTCTTCTATCAGTTTACCTTCCGGTGTATTACTGATCCATGCTTTCGCTGCGCTGTCTACGATGATGCTTCCTTGGTTTACCTTTCGGTAATTTTCCCACATCTTTTCACGTTCCTTCAATGCTTTTTCATATTCAGCCTTATTTCTGTTTGTCCAGTTTGTATCTGCATTGATTCCTCGCTGTAGCTCAAAATTTTTCTTAGAATAATCAGCTACGATATCCTCTGCCGCTTGTGCCTGACCTTTGCGGATAATGGCTTTGGTTAAATCGTCATAAGCAGATGCGGCTTTCCCCGCAAGAATAGCCTCATTAGTCAGTTTGCCAAAATAGGAGGGATACATCTTTTGTAATTCATCCACAGCCTTGTTTCGTTCTTTCATGGATTTACTGCTATCCTGGCTGGCGGTGTAAAGAATCTTAAGTTTAGCTGATTCCTCAGAAGCGGCTTTTCCACCTTCACGATGAGATGTATTTACAGCTTGTTGTAACTTCTGCGTTTCAGAAAGTTCTTTATTGGCTTTTCCTAAATTCTTTACCCAGTTTGCAATATCCTTTCCAAACACAATACCCAGCGATATGGCGGCCACAAGTGCCGTCTGCCATGAGAATACTGCACCAGCCAGCTGTTTCCATACAGGCACACCCTTTTGTCCGGATGCTTTCAATAATTCATTCTGCTTGCGCACATCCGAAATGGCATCCGCCAGCATCGGAAGGTTGTTTGAGATAGCGAGGATAAACATCTGCGGTCCCATGGCAAGTGAAGGCAGCTCTCTAGCTACCTGGCTGAACTGCATCTTCAGGTTGTTTGTCTTACGGGTAACAGCTTCTGTGTCGATGTCGATTGAAGGTGTTTTTGCGACATCCTCTTTTGTCTTCTGCAAATCTTTCAGACCTGCCTTCAATTCGTTTATCTGTCCGGTCAAAGCCTGTACATTGGCCGCTTCCTGCGTGTAGCTTTTCCCGGCTTGCTTGTTCGCTTCAAGCTGCTTGTTCTGTTCGGCACGTACCTGCTTCAATGCTTCAATCAGTTGCAGAGTCTGATTTTCCACATCATCCACATTCTTACCCACGCTCTGTAGTCCGGCTTTGGTAAGGTCTTTCATGAATATTTCGAGCTGTACAGGTACTGCCATATCCTTAATCTTTTACTGCGTATTTTGTAAAGAACTCCATCGGGTTCATTCCCTTTGTCGCATTTAAATTTTCTGTTTGTTTGTGACTGTTTCTTTGTTTCTCCCGTTCCTCCATTTCACGGATCTGCTGCATCATGTCCGGCTTTTGCGGTGGAACCCAGTGCGGCATGTCTGCCATCATCATTTGCAGGGTAACTACATTTACCTTGTCCAGAATGTAGTCAATGCTCCATCCTGTTTCCGTGGCCAGCTGACCTACTACGCCGAAAAGGCTATGCGAAGGTTCCGTATGTCCCTTCTTTAACTCCTCTTGTCGTTTGCGCTTTCGTTCCGGCTCGCTAAGGGCTGCATCTTGTTCAGAGCTGCTGCCGATGCGATAATAATCCCGAAAGACGTGGTAGATGTACTGCTCAGTATCTGCCGCCAGGCGGATGCAAGTTCGTCGGGTGTCATCAGTTCCCGTAGCATCCATGCCACCATGCGGTTCAGCACTCTTCCCAGTACAGGACCTCGCACAATTCCGTATGCCACCATCCGGCTGATGTCCTTTCCATGCAGGAAGACAAACCGGACACGCTGGTCCAGATTGTATGCGTCATATTCTTCCGGAGTCACCCCGATTCGGAGATAACGCTTGCTTATTCGTATCAGACTGCGTGTGGTAGGTGTCTTCATCGTAATGCGGAACGGACGTTTCCTCAGTACCGTATGAAGCGGCAGGCTGATTCCCCCGTCACTGAGGGAGATGCCTGCCAGCAGTTCTATATCCTGTGTCTTCATCATCCTGCTGCATCTGCGGTTGCATCACTTTCATCCGGGGTTACACCGGGAGGATAAGTACGGTAGCGTCTTTCCTTTCCGTCTGTAGGTTTCAGCATGTCCACACGGATACCCATTGCCAGTACATTCTGCATATTGATTCCGTTCTGGAAGCCGTTACGGCTCAGACGGGCATTGAATATGCGGAAGCTGTGTCCGGAATGCATGGATATTGTCAGCATACCGTTTGCTACAAACTTAACCGGAGGAGTATAAGAATCATCCTTTTCTTTCTTTCCACCGAATACATCGACCATGCTTTGTGCATCCAGCTTGATGAGGTTCATCGTGAATGCATCGCTTCCCGGATTGGTCATGATGCTGTCTACGGGTCCGTCTGTTACCTGTGCGGCCATCACATCCATAAAGGTAGGCGCATTTCCTGCCGGCTGCATCCCATTTTCATCCAGCCAGCCCAACGTCTTTTCCTCGCCTTCCGGTGTCTTGAACTTTACGGCGGCCACACCATACATCAGTCCGTTGCTTTTATCTGCCATAATTTTGTCGTTTTTAATGTTTGCTTAAATGATATTTAATCAGTTGCCAAATAAGGATAATTCCCAGCAGGGTCAGGGCTGTTCCTGTCAGCCATCCCTGGGCTGCGGGGCGTGTTTCCTTTACTTCACTGTTCACAGTTTCATCACGGATGCGGTGGTCGGTTTCCGTACGAGTCACGGTCACCTGTCTTCCTGTGCTGTCGGCTGTTGCCGTGACGTTCACGCCACCTTCTCCGTCCGATTGTATGTCAATACTCAGACCGTCGTTCCGATAGCTCAGCCCGAATCCGGCAGGAAGCTTACTCAGGTTCAGCCACTGCTCCGCACTCACCGAGCAGGTCGCCGTCCTCTTCGGGACCGGCTCGTAAGTTGTTTGCTCGGTTACGCTCGTTCGGAGGCTGTCCGAGCGGACGGTTTCCGAGCTGGCCTTTCTGCTGCTGGCGCAGGAAGATAATGACAGGACAGCGGTCAGCATACTTGCAAGTATGCAGTTTTCGTAAAGCCGTTTCATGATTGATATTCCGTTCGTTTTGTTTCCGTAGTTGTTTGCTTAGTTCCAATACCGTGGCACTGAGGTCATCATACAGAGCCTTGTAAGTGCCCTCGGTTTCTTTCACTGCACGGACCTGGTACACTTTCCTGTCACGCCACCAGGCAATGGCAGTTACCAGCCAGCCGGCAGGAGCCAGCCATTCCATCAGTGACTGTAACAGGGTCCAGTCCATAATGCTCTACTCTTTTTTAAACAGCGCTCCGATAGCCTTAATCACATCATAGAATCCGCATCCGCTGAGTCCCGCCGCCAGTCCGTAAATCAGCACCTGCCACCAGATATAGCCTGTAAGTAACGGAGTGAGCTGCAACAGCCAGGCAAGGATACATACCACCATGCCCACGCCGCATGAAATCAAAATTTTAGCCAGCTTGCTTGCGGAAATAGCCGGAACAACCTTCAGAATCTGTGTCACCAAGGTAGAAACCAGGGCTACGATTCCGGTAAAGCTACCCAGATCGATAAGGAACGATGTTTCAGGTTCAGCAGCCGGAAGTAGGGTCTGCGCAAAAGAAGCCAGTGTTGTAATCAGGCAGAGGCTGAAAAATAAGATAATCCGTTTCATTTTGTTGTGCTTTATTGGCGTAGCATTTGGCGTACTACGCCATGGTTATAGTTTCAATATTTGTTTTCTGTTTTTTCCGTCACGCTTGTAAGATACATGCACCCAGGAATAATTCTTTTCGTCGATAAGCTGGTCGAAAGGCAGATTCTCACGGATGTACTCAAAGAGCTTACGGTTTTCTTCCTTGCTTCCTGCTGTAATGTCGGCAGCTTCTCCTTTCAGATGCTGGCTGCTTGCCGCACCTCCTACCAGCCGGTTCAGTTGCGGACAGCGGTAACCGGAATTGACTGTAATCGGTTTTCCGTACCATTCACGGAGCGGGTCAAGCACATTGTCGGCAAGGGCTTTCAAGTTACCCGCCTCCTGAAGAGGCGGTGTATTCTTGATTCCATGAGCGTCGGCGGTGGTACTGGCACAAAGTTCTCCCATTGTAAAGTGTTTCATGACTTATCCTCCTACTCCTGCATTAGATATTTGTACATACTTCTTTCCGGTCCACATCAGTACAGTACTGTCGTTTGCGGCGCATTCTACGCCACCTATCGTTTGTTTGTTTGAAGCATGCTCGTTGTTTACAATCAACAAAGAGCCAGGCTGTACCAGTGTGTTTACAGTATAAGAACCTGCTGAAGCAGCACTGTCGAACGTCATTACCTGCGGATTTGTGTCATGCGTAATGTGTGAACTGTCGGTTGGCTTACGGTTTACTGCAATCGGAAAAGGAATACGCTGGCAGCGTTCTCCTTCTTCCGTGTAAGGGGCGGTAAAATCAAATGTACGTCCTGATTTACTATTCAGATAACTCATAGTTTTATCGTTTTTTTAAAGGTTTGTTACTCATGCTTTTTAGTTACAATGGCTCCCAGATATTTTCCGGTAGTAGGCAGTGCCAGTCCGCGCATGTTAAAGCCGATAACGTCACCACGGTATTCCGGATCATTAAGACGGTAGTACATGTCGAAATTGCTTTTTGCTGCTCCTACCGCTTCCTTATAGAAGAAGGTTGAGGCAATAGCGTCTGTACTGTTTACAGGAGCTCCATATGCTACACGTTGTCCGTTTTCTCCATTGTAGCGTGGAGTCATTGCGGTGATATATACCTTGAAATTAAACATTGAGCTGCCGTTGAAGAAGCTTTTGTACATTTCCAGATCCTGTTTGCGAAGGTCGGCTGCGTGCCACGGATGAAGCAGGAGGATTCGGCCTTCTGTTGGCATATCCATCAGGTTGCATTGGGTATCCAGTTTCAGCAGTTCTTCATAAGTAAAGGCATAGTACGTGTTGTTGATGCTGCTCTTGTTTCCTGTGCTGATCACATTGACCGGAGTGTTTTCCGTATTTTTTGCCGGTGACCAGTTATATCCTGCCATCTTCGCAAACTTAGTCTGCAAAGACACACGGTGTCCGCGGATGACGCTTTCGCGCTTACCAGCCGCTTCCTCCACTTCGATAGCGTTGATGTGTACGGTATTTTCCGTGTCAAAGCGTTTCATCTCCAGTTTGTATGGAATATCTTCACGCCTTACAATAGGAATAGGCCATACTTCATTGTTCTCAATTACTTCCGGATTTACACCCGCTTCCTGAAGGTTCAGGAAACCGTTATCTGTCCATGCATCGAGATTTCTACCTTCTGCAACAAATGAGGTGTCCGGAATAAACTGCTCCTCGATTCCGGGAAGCCAGATTTCTTTGTTTAATCCTGCCATGTTTTGTCTGTTTTAAATAGTTTGTAAAAACGGTTTAAGCCGGTTCATGCCCATAGGCTTCGCGGAATTTCTGACGGTAAAGCTCCTTGTCCTGCTTCAGTTCTTTCAGACGGTCAGCCTTCAGAATATCCTGGAAAGTCATGTCACGCAGGGTTATTGCTCCTGACTTTCCTTCGGGAATAACCTGTGTGGCTACAGCCTGCCGTCTGGTAATGGAAGACAGGCGTACGGAAGCATTTTCAAAATCATTCTCCAGATCTTTCAGCCATGCATCACGTCCGGAAGCATCAATACGTCCGTCCTTTACGGCTGCATCCACCAGAGAGACAGCCTGTGCCTTTCTGGTTTCACGTTCCTTTTGTTCGTAGGTGTCCAGTTTTAGCTGTAAATTCTTTTTTTCTGTTTTCAATCCGGCTATTTCCGACTGATACTGATCACGCAATGCGATGAGCTTGCGCACTTCTTCGGCAATTGCCTGTTCGCTGGCTGAGTCGGACAGGCGCAGCATTTGTGTAATCACACTCATATTGTTTTCTTTTTTAGGGTTGAGATTCATATTTTTAATATTGTCAGCCAGACGTATGACCGTACTCCGGTCTGACAGGTCAATCCGTTTGCCTGTTGTACGGTCGTACATGACCAGAGCATTGTGGTTCGCTCCAATCGGACAAATTGATATTTCACGGAGTGTCCAGCGTGTAATGGTCGGTCCGGTCTGTCCGTCCAGTTTCATAAGTTCATCGTCCGTAGCCTCTTCCGGAGGCCATGCACCTACAGATGCCATACGAAGAAATCCACGCTCTACCTTACCGGCTATCTCAGCGGCTTTCGGGTCGGCTGTATCAAATACGATTTCTGCAACTATGGTTCCGTTTTCCTTATATACCCTGTCAGCACGGCCTATTGGCGTTTCCCAGTCGTTATGGTTATACAGTATGACGGGATTTTTCTCAAATTCCGTCAGGTTGGCTCCATCAGTCAGCATACGGAAACCGTAGGTATTGACCGACTCATCGTGTACTGTAAATTTGTATGATTTGTTCATTGTGCTCATGCTTGTTTATCGCAAAATTCGGGTGAAAAATTGAATCAGGCAAATCAGGTTGTAAGCGTTACATTCTGTAATGTAAGGAGTTACATAAATAGGGAAAGCATTACAAACCGATTGGTACAATTCATCGGAACTGTCTACCTTTGTTTTAAAATATAACACGAACGGACATGACAAACAACCTGACAAACCAACAGAAAAAGGACTGGGCAAAGTTGCTGTTCATGCAGGAAGGCATGACTTTTCAGAATATTGCGCAGAAAGTGGGCGTAAGCCGTATAACCGTAGGAAGATGGGCGGAAAAGGAGAGCTGGGAGATGCTGCGTGCGGCTGTCACCTCCACCCGTGAGGAACAGATACGACATCTGTATATGCAGATAGCCCAGATAAACAAGGCAATCAGCGAATCGGATACTAAATATGCCACACCTGCCCAGGCAGACACAATCAACAAACTGTCTGCGGCCATCGCCAAAATGGAGGGCGATTTCGGCATCGCCGACATTATCGGAGTAAGCAAGAAGTTCCTGACATGGCTGCGTGCCCGGAATCCGGAAAAGGCAATCGATATTTCATCCGAGTTTGACGAATTCATTAAGACACAACTGAAATGATATGGCAAGACAGAAACTGACCGGAAAGAACAAGCAGTTGGTGGAAGACTGGGAGGAATTCCTGCGACAGGTGCGCACACTGACTGCGGTGGACTTTACCATGAACGATGCAGAGAAGTCCCGAAAATTGAAAGAGCTGGAGGGCGATCCGATAGTATGGATGAAATTCTTCTTCTACAAGTTTGCCAAATATGAGTTCGCGGGCTTCCAGAAGAAGGCAATTCGTCGTATCGTAAACCATTCCGACGGCAACTGGTACGAGGTACTTTCGTGGGCGCGTGAGCTGGCAAAAAGTACCATTGTAATGATGATTGTGCTATACCTTGTGATTGTGAAGAAGAACAAGCGGGTGATAATCCTTGCTTCTGCCACCAGTGATGCGGCTATCAAACTGCTCAATGTGTACCGGGCGCAGTTTGAAGCAAACGAACGCCTGCGATACTTCTACGGGGACATGAGAGGAGCTAAATGGACGGAAGACTATTTCATCCTGTCAAACCGGGCTTCGTTTATGGCTATGGGATGGGGACAATCTCCGCGTGGTGTGAAGCTGGACGAAGTGCGGCCTGACCTGCTGCTCATGGACGACTACGATACCGACGAGGAATGCCGGAACATTGAAGTGCTGAACAACAAGTGGAGATGGTTCGAGAACGCCCTGTTCTTCACCCGCTCCATCAGCGAGGCATTGCTGACCATCTGGACGGGCAACATAATCGCCAAAGACTGCTGTGTGGTGCGTGCCGGAAACAAGGCCCGTGAACTGGCTGACCGTGAAAAGCCGTTGGGACATTGGGACATCATCAACCTGCGTATGGTAGACATCAACCATCCTGACCCTCAGGAAGACTATCGGAACGGAAAATCGGTATGGCCCGAAAAGAATAGTGAAGAAGCCGTAGATGAAGTGCTGGCTCAGGTCAGTCTGGCAGCCGGTCAGAAGGAATGTTTCAATAACCCTGTCATTGAAGGACATTATTTCGATGAAATTAAATGGGGAGAATGTCCGCCTGTACATAAATTGAAATACATTGTCAGCTACGGCGACCCGGCATACAGTAACAAGGTCAGCAAGAAAGCCGCACAAAACTCCTTCAAGGCAAACATCCTGTGCGGACTGTATGAAGGTACGCTGTATGTGTACACCTGTTTCCTTCAGCATGTCACCAACGATGAATTTGTGAACTGGTACTACTATCTGCAAGACTATGTGAAGGAGCGTGCCCAGCTGCGTTGCTTCATTGAGAACAATACCCTTCAGGACCCGTTTTACGAGCAGGTATTCAAACCAATTTTCCTGAATAAGGGAAAAGAACGTGGATTTTACATTAATATCAGTCCGGACGAACGGAAGAAACCGGAGAAGTTTGCCCGCATCGAAGGTAATCTTGAACCGTTGCACCGTGCCGGAAGACTGGTTTTTAATATTAAAGAAAAAGACAATCCTCACATGTTGCGGCTTCAGGAACAGTTTAATCTGTTTGATGACGGACTCCCGTCACCGGCTGACGGACCTGATGCAGTGGAGGGAGGATACTACATGTGCCAGCAGCTTTCAGCCAAGATTGAAACGGGAAGTATCTGGTACGGTAAAAGACATACAAACAAAAAAAGATTCTAAGATTATGGCATACCTGACAACAGAAGATATGTACACACATATCTACCAGGAAAACATTGAAACTATAAGTCATGGCGATGAGGCGATTATGCTTTCTGCCATTGATGCCGCCATAGAGGAAGCATCCGGTTATCTTACCAAATACGATACACAAGCTATCTTTTCCGCAACAGGCAGCGCACGAAACGCTATCCTGCTGCTGTTCGTAAAAGATATCGCGGCATGGCACTTCGTCAACCTCTGCAACGCCGGAGTGGATATGGAACTGCGTGAAAAACGGTACAACCGGGCTATCGAATGGCTGGAGAACAACCAGAACCGTAATAATCCTAATCTTCCTGCCAAACCGGACAGTACGGACTGCGGACATGCTCCGGGATGCCATTGCCAGATGGATTACGGAAGTAACCGAAAGCGGGACAATCATTTTTAAACGATACGATTATGGCAAAGAAAAATAAAAAGAATTATAGGGGAAAGGCTGCCATGCCTGATCCGACAACAGTAAGCAAGGCTTTGCCTACCCCTATTTACAGTACTCTTGTACTTACGCCTCCCAGACGGGAAATAAATGACATAGGAAACTGGAAATCGGCTTTGCGTGCAGCCGATATAGGCATCCGTTTCCCATTGTATGACCTGTACTCCAGTATTCTGCTTGACGGTTCCGTGACGGATGCCATCAACAAGCGTATAGAGGCGATTACCGATGCCGATATTAATTTTATCGCGAAAGACGGAAAGCAGTCCGATGTGATGGAAAACCTTATCAATTCGCTGGAGTTCGAGCGGCTGCTGGAAAGCATCATGTGGAGCCGCTTTTGGGGTATATCTGTGGATGAATTTACATTCACTCCGGAATTTGACTTCAACTCCATTCCACGGAAACACATCCGTCCCAAAGAAAAGGTCATCGTACGACAGCAGGGAGATAGTGACGGAATCAGCTATGCCGGTGACGATATGATTATCCAGTGGGGACGTGATGATGATCTGGGGCTTTTGCTGAAAGTCGCTCCGTATGTTATATATAAGCGGGGAGGTTTTGGTGACTGGGCACAGTTTGTCGAGCTTTTCGGTATGCCCATCCGTATCGGTAAGTATAACTCACTGGACGATACCAGCCGCAGGGTGTTGATTGAGGCATTCGAGACAGCCGGTTCCGCACCTTATATGGTAGTTCCGAAAGAAAGTGAGATAGAAACCACCCTGATGAGCGGAACAACCAACGGAGCCCTTTACGATGATTTCCGGAAGGCGTGCAACGAAGAAATACTGATTACGATTCTGGGACAGACCATGACCACGCAAAGCGGTTCATCACTCAGCCAAAGCCAGGTACATCTGGCCGTACAGGAAAAGAAGCACCGCAGCGACCGGCGTTTTGTTATCCGTATGCTGAACAAGTTCTTTGTGCCGTTACTGGAGAAACGCGGGTATCCGGCAGGTGGTGGAAAGTTCTCTTTTGTAGACAAGAAGGATGAACTTTCCGTAACAGACCTGAAAACACTGAGCGAAATACTTCCCATTCCTCGCTCGTGGGCATACGAGAAGTTTGGAATACCTAAGCCGCAGAACGATGAGGACATTCTGCAAAGCCTGCATCCGGCAGAATCCGTACAGCAGCCTTTTGCAAACGGAAACAAGAAGCCTCGTACGGACGAGGTTCAGGAGCCGAAGAAAGATCCGGAAAAAGAGAACGAGCCTCCTGTACGCAATACGGACAAACAAAGTCTTTGGGAATGGATAAAAGGTTTTTTCGCAGAAGCCCCGACGGGAGCCGGGGCTGGCACAGTCCGCATGAGGGATGATTCGGATCTTGACGAAAAGATAGCCGATGAAGTGTGGAACGGTGAGGAACTGTTCTCACCTGATCTTTTCAGGTTCTTTTCCGGAGAATTTTTAAATGCAATTCAAACATCATTTAAATCAGACGTAAGAAACATTGATACCGGCTTTGCCTACAATGCTCCCGATGATGTTTTCCGTACTGCCATGGAAACCAATCTATATCATTTCAGTGCTGCCAAGACGCTTGCAGAAATACAGGAACTTAACCGTCTGTTCCGGGAAAGCGGGAGTTACCCCGAATTTATGGAAAAGGCGCAGCAGGTGACAAAAATATTTAACCGGACATGGCAACAGACCGAATACGACACTGCCGTACTGACAGCGGAAGCCACTTCGCAGTACCGTAGACTGGTACAGAACAGGACCGTATTCCCTTACTGGCAGTATCTCACCGTAGCCGATGGCCGTGTACGTGAGGAACATAAAAAACTGCACGGAGTGATTCTTCCGGCTAATGACGAGCTTTGGAACAAGATATATCCTCCGAATGGATGGAACTGCCGTTGCCGCGTACGAGGGCTTATGACATTTCAGGTAGAAGGTGAGGATTTGGCTGCTATGCGCCAGCGGGTACTGGACTTTATGGCTACCAAAGAATGGAAAATGCAGGCAGCCCAAGGATGGGGAGTTAACCGTTGCGACACCGCACAGATATTCACTGCCGACCAGATGTACATCCGCAAGTTCCCGCAGCAGGCAGCATCCTATTTGAAAAAGATGACCGCCGACCGCTGGGAGCTTCCCACCGTACAGCAGATGAAGGACTATGCTCCTGGCGACATGCCGCCCCGTGTGGAACGCGATGAAAAACAGCTTTGGGAAGAAAAAGCTGTAGATGGTGTGATTTCGCTGACCGATTATGACGGACGGAAGGTTGTCATATACGAAAAGCAGTTTTTCGGCCATACTACCGCAAAAGGAAGAGATAACCGCATCGCATTGTGGAATGCTATGCTTGATACGCTGATGAATCCAGACGAAGTATGGTTGAACAACGAGATAGAGAAGAACTCGCTCGAAAAGGCAGAACAGCTTGACACCTACTGTCTGCTGAAATTCTATCGCGATGAGGTGGTGGCAGTAAACTACAAGATAGAGGGTGAGGCATTGGTTTTGAAAACGTGGTACGTCATGCAGACTAATCTGAAAGGAAAGACCGTAGCCTATATGAAAAAGAACATCTGGGATAAACGCCGGTGGGGACTGCTCATAAAAAAACGCTGAAGTATGTCCTTGCGTCCGTCCGGTCCGTAAAGGAGAACCATCCCGTGGTTCTCCGCCCGCCCGGATTGGATAGCCGGTGTCATACCTCAACTTGAATTACTCTGACCGAACCTTGCGTCTTTCCATTTCTTGCGGCTGCCCCCCGCCAAACCAAGGTAGGGCCCCATCTAGTCCGGTTGTCAGAACGTTACAAAGATAATGTTTTTAATTTTAAACCACTTGTTTAATTGAAAAACAAATGAATACAAACGATGAATTTGCAAAAAAAATAGCCCAAGCAATGAGCGCGCTTCCTCAACTGATAGCGGAAGAAGCCAAGGAATATTCCAGGACCAGGTTCTCAGAAAAGTCTTTCGATGGTAAACCATGGCCGGCACTGAGTCCGAAATACAAGCCGAAGAAAGGGACTATGCTGGTACGCAGCGGTAAACTGCAAGGCAGTGTGCGTATAGTAAGGGTAACCCCAAAGAAGGTGGTCATTGCCGCCGGGAACAGCAAAGTCCCTTACGCACAGGTTCACAACGAAGGTTTTACCGGAAGCGTGGTGGTAAAGGCTCACACCCGTAAATTAAAGAAACAAGGAAAGAAAAAGAAAAGGACCGTTGAGGTGAAAAGTCATACACGGAAAATGAACATTCCCCAAAGACAGTTCATGGGTAACTGTCCGGAACTGGAACGTAAATTAAAGACAGTAAGCGAACAACTTTTTAAATCCATATTGAAATGAAGAAAGAATACATGAGCGATTTGCTCGAACTGCTTGAAACGGAAGTGCCAGAACTCCGCTGGATTGATGCTGACGAAGGTCAGCTGGATTATTACACCGATGAACGTCCGCCTGTGGCATGGCCTTGTTGTCTGGTAGAATTTTCCATGCCCGACACACGTGACCTGTCTTCCATGGTGACAGTGCCCCAACGCTGTACCCTGCGAGCTGTGCTTACCATTGCCTTCAATGATTGTGCAAGTCTGAACACCCGTACCCCGAAATCCGTACGGGATACTGCTCTGAAACGTTTTGACCTGCTGGAAAAGATAAAGCAAACGATACATGGGCGGTGGTTTGATCATTTCCAGCAACCATACATGCGCCGAAGCTGTGTACCTCTGAAAAGGGAAGACGGACTGAAAGTATATGAAATGGCATTTGAAGCGGCTGTAATCGAATAGTCAGAATTTCCACGTAGGAAACATTTTCTGAAGCTGGCGTGCCGTCACTTTACGGCGGCAAAGGTCTGTATAGAAATCGGCGTTTTCCATCAGCGCGTTCTGGATGGTACGTTCGTCTACAAAAAATTCATGTTCAGCCAGTATCACAGTCACGTCGTCAGGGCGGCGGCGCATGATTTCCTCCCAATAATATTTGCGTGCCACCATCGCACGGTTGCGTAGCATCAGACGTTCTTTTCTATCTGATGCCATACGCTTTAGTGGGAGAGTGACTTTTCGGGTCATTTCCGATAGCGAAAGCTTATATGACGGGAATAGCTCCAGTTGAGAATCCATAGACAACGATTTATCGCAAAATTACAAAAAAATGCGGACATTATCTTATTCACGCACATAATAACTGCTTTTACGACAGCCCGGACCTGTACAGCCGTAGATTTGCACTGTCTAGACAAGTTAACCACATTTTTACAAACATTTAAAAAAGACAGACACATGGCTATCAACTATTCTATTGCGGCTTACAAGAAGCCGGGAGATATGGAAGGCACTGCGAAGTATTACGCCAAGGCACAGGCGAGCGGAACAGTCGAAATCAACGAGCTGGCGGATGATATCGCCTACAGTACGACCTTGACCGACGGTGACGTGCTGAACGTGATCCGTGCGCTGATCAAGCAGATAAACCGCCACATTGCCAAAGGAGAAATCGTAAAACTGGAGAATCTTGGAACATTCCAGGCTCAGATACGCAGCAACGGTTCGGAAACGTCGGAAGACTTCAACGAAAGTTACATCCGTCAGGTTCATCTTCAGTTCCGTCCGGGACTGGGACTGCAAAGCACGCTGGCACTGGAGAACCTTCAGTTTAAGAAGGTAAAATCGTATAAGGAGCTGGAAGGCGAATAATTTACCGCCGGAAAAATGATCTATTACCCTGCGGAAACAGGACGTTTACCGCAGGGTAATTTTTGCAGTACAAAAAATAATTCGTATCTTTACCTATATGAAAGCGATATACCTTACAGACCTGGCTCAGCAATATTTCCCTAAATCCAGTACCCGGAGTGCCGTAGCGCAGCTTCGCCGCTGGATAGTGTTGAACGAAGACTTACAGCAACGGCTTACGGAACTGCATTTCCATAAGGGACAGCGAAGCCTGACTCCCTTGCAGCACGAAGCGATATGTCATTTCCTTGGAGAACCAGGTGAATAATATACAGCAATCCCCGGCATCGGTTTTCGGTGTCGGGGATTTTTGTGTCAGTCTTCAATGTAGAAATCATTCTCCAGCAGCTCTTTCATGTACCGGTCACGCTCTGCTTTAGATTTAAAATCACTTCTAATTGTTACCCATGAGTCAGGATTATCCAAATTTTTTCCCTTGATAATTGGCTTCCCGTTTCTTTCTCCGCTCTTATTATCAAAAAACCTGAATCACATACTTTTTTTTGGTCTCTTGCGTTCATAATTACTCCTCCAATATTTTTAAGACCTGACACAATGCGCCTTCGAGAGTATCAATTCTATTTAGCATTATATCATATAACTTTTCATATTCTTTATCTTCATAAACTTTTTCACATTCACTTTCTTTTGATGAAGACCATTCCAAATAACTATGACATAAATTGCATATTTCATGAAGAGTTGTATCTACAGGCTTACCTTTCAATGTCGCTTCTACAGATGTAGATATTTTATATTGAACTGTTTCCATATTACTCACTTGTTACTGTGTACGTACCTTCTTCGCATGATTCGATTCTCATGTTTATCTCACTCTTCACATCTTCCAGAACTTTCATCGCTCCTTCATTGGTAAAGTCTGAAAGAACCTGGTCGATGAAATCTATTATTTGTTCTTCTTCGCTCATATTCATTCCTCCGTATCAGGTGTTAAATCTTTTACATAAGCCCAACGTATTATCTCATCCATAGTGTATGTTTTATCTATACATGTAACAGTATAACACATATTTCCGTTATACCCATAACCATAATAAACTATGCCAAAATTTAATCTCCCATCATTGGTCTGTATCAAGATTGCTTCTCCACTATAGTACTTGTCAATATTCCTATTCGGAAGTTCAGTATTGGGATGCCATACTGAATTGATTATCCATTTAGCACCTGCAACAAATAATGGTAAGGCATATTGACCTATCGTAGCAGAAGCAGCAGTATAGAGATTAATATCATGATGTTTATTATATCCTTCCTGCAATTCTTTGATAACTTTTTCACGTTCTATGCGACCTTGGTTTTCAATAGCTTCTTTCTTCATAAGTCAATAATTTCAATTTTCAAATCACGTTCCAGCTCACGCATCATGTCGATTGTGTCGTTGTTTTCCACATCGAAGCAGATGCCCAGGCATTCCGGGTTCTGCTTCGAACGCTGCACCTTCAGGTCGCATGGGCGGCTGTGCTTGATCCATACAAACATAAACTGATTGATTGCGCTGTAATGGACTTTCGCCGCCACCCTGCGAGGCTTGAACAGATTAAGGTTCTGGTTCTGCATAGGGTTCAATCTGCTTGATTACTGTTCCGCTGAGCCAGATGCGTCCGCTGCCCTGGCATTGCGGACACACTTTATGTTCGGGGTACTGATGCTGAAAATCTTTTTCTGCATACACGGTCACTGTGCCGGTTCCTCCGCACTGGCGGCAAAGGCATACGCGGCGATGGATATAAGTCTTCTCTGTATTCATCTCTTATCTGCGTTTTCAAATTCGGGTTTTACATCAGGTTCTGCTTCGTAGGGGTAAACGTCCATAATGGCGGTTTCCGATACGGAAGCTATCACGTAATCAGCCATAGTATCTTTCATTCCTTCGTCCTGCTTCTTGATGGCGTCGCGAAGGTCGGAAGCTTGTACAAGTACGTTGCTGGCAGTACGCTTTTCTGCTCCGCTCTTTTCATCCAGTGTAATAAACCAGAGTTTACATTTGAACCAGCGGTCGGCAGACTCTTCTTCACTTGAGAACAGTTCATTGTAATTAGCTTTTGCAACTCCAGCCACCTCAAACTCTCCGCTAATAAACGGTGTCATTTCTTCGATGATACGGCTTTCGGCTTCGGTAAAGCTGAGAGCGTCTACCAGATAGGGTTCTGTTACTTTCTTGTTCATTCCGTTTTCCATTGTTTTCTCATAACGGATTTTACATTCGAACCAATTATGCATCATAATTCTTCTATTTTTGTTGATTGTTTAAATATTACGTTAGTGTGATCTCTTCTCGAATCGTCCGTACAGTTAAGCTCGTTACCGTAGCAGGGGATGGCGTGCTCAAAAAACCAGCATCCGCTGCAAGGTTCTTCCTGATCTTTCACCTCGGCGACCGCGAGCGTTTGTCCGTGCCAGATGAAGGTTTCTCCTAATTGGTGCTCCATGATTCTTTTATTTTTCTGATTAATTCATTCCATCCTTTCCGCGCCATGCGTGGTTCCATCCAGCAGAGCCAGCCAAGTATATCGAGCATTCTTCCCGCAAGTTTCAGAATGAAGCCCAAAATAATCAGCGGACCGATGATAAGAGAAAAGGCTGTGAAAAGAATGATTTGTGTACGTTTGTTCATTATTCGATGTAATAAGATGTTATTACCAGATTGCTTCGCATTATTATGAGAGATAACCGGTTATCATCTTCTCCGAGCAATACACGAACGGAAGCCCGGCGTGCGTGTCCCTCATTCTTCAGTTCTCCAAGACAGCACTCCATTATCATTTTCAGGCGAAGATATTCATCACGGGTAGGCTCCAGTTCCCGGTTCTGAGTTACACGGGTCATGTACTCGTGCAGCTTTTTCATCCAGCGCGGCCACTTGTCACGCCGGATATTAGTCTTAAAGGTTAATTCAGCCATAGCTATTCCAATTTAATAATTTCGCATTTTTTCAGGAAAGGAGATAAATTACGGAAGTTGCAAGCATTGATGAAGCTGCTGAATTTCCTTGCCTTTTTAATATCTTTCACAAAACATAATTCATACGAAAAATCCGATGAGAGTTTTGGGTATCCTTTTTTCAGATAATCTCCGGCTCCTGTCTTGATGACATATATTCCTTTCCCATACTCTTTTATCCTATCATTTATATCTTTCCCTGTCCAACAGGATATGCAATGAGGACCGGATGGTGCATTGTAATATCCTGCATCCGGATTAATCTCTTTTCCACATTTACAACAGAGTAATTTATTCATCTTCCTTTTCCTCCTCAATCCAAAATGTGATAACGGGTTTATCGTAGACCGTGTATACCGTGATGCGGTTATCTGTACGTTCTATCTTATGAGTTATACCAAGTTTGTTTTTAGAGTTTCGAACGATGTATGTAAAGTTGTTCAAATACTTTTCTATTATGTCCATTTCTTCCTTTGCTTGCTGTTGAGTAAGAGATTGTATTGGAAATCTCTTGTGATAGTATCCCGATATTTCCAATGCATATTTAGGAAGAGGTTTTTTTATAAATTTCCTTTCAATTCTGTACTTTTCCATCTTTTTCCCATCCGTTAAGTTCATAAACCATATCCCGTGCTTTCTCTTTGGATCGGCACTCCGCAATGGGAGTGCCTGTGCAAATTGTATCAGTATATTCATTCCGATACACGATCCAAAGAGGACCACGGCGTTCATACGTGTATTTAGGCCGCCTGGACCGCATCGCTTTCCTTTTTTGGTTCTACGTAGAAAGATTCATCCTGCACCACCTGTACACCGATGTTTGCGAACTGTTCCGCAATTTCAGGAATGTCACGGTCGGCAAGCAGCTTGTCTTTAGCCAGTTCCTCGGTTGTGCGGATATACTGTGGAAGGAACTCTTTGCAGAGGTTTGTCACAGCTGCCCAGGTGAAACCTTTCATGTTCTTCAGCTTCGGGTTGCCGGTGCGGAAACCAATGATGCCGTGTGCTGATTCCAGACTCTTCTTTTTGCTGAAAAGCGTGTCCTTATTCTCAGTTGCGTAGGTCTGCATGACATCAAAGGTGCGGTCTTTCGTTTCGTTCAATTCTGCCAACTGGTCGGCGTACTTCTCACGGATCTTCGTCATTTCCTGGTCCATCTTAGCTGCGATAGCCTGAGCCTTTGCGTCTGCCATCGCAAAATCGGCGAATGCCTGTTCGTACTGTTCGCGGCTTACTCCGCTGATTACTGTTTTCTTGGTTCTTTTTGCCATCTTAATTAAGTTTTAATTGTTATTTAAATTCTGTATAGCATAAGCGTATTTTTGCATCTGGATTAAGGGCTTGTACTATCCTTCTTAAATTCGTGATAGAGTCTGTTCTCCAACATATACGAATACTTTTACTCGGCTTGTCTGGATAGTAATAAAGAATTCTCCATACAATATATTTCTTTCTGTTACTCATCTCTCATATCCTCCATTGCTGCCATGTCATATTCCATCTTCAGAGCTTCGTCTGCCTGCTGTCCGCAGAAGTTCTCCAGTTCGCGGAGTATCGTTACGCGGTCGCCGAAATCAAACTGCTGCATGCGGTTCATAATGTCATTCTGAATTTGTTCGATTGTATGTTCCATGATTATTCCTTGTTTGATTTACTGTCCTTGTAATCTTTCACTACCGGGCTACCAATCAGCTCGCGTCTGCTGTAATACACGCTACGTCCTTTCTGATATCCTGTTATCAGCCCTTTGTTAGCCCATCTTTTTATAGTTGTTTTTCCACATCCTATTAATCTGCATGCGTCAGCCTGACCTATCAAATCGTCCGGTGCTTCTGAAATATCCTTTCTAGGTACTTTCTCTAAAGAACCCACCCTGAGTCCTAATCTTCTTTCTACACGATCCAATCGGCGCAGAAGCTTCTTGTATTCCGAGAGGCTCAATGTAATAGTTTCTTCTTCCTCTTCCGGTTCGTCCTCCAGATCCGGACAGATGGAACTGATACCAATCTTTCCGGCGAGGAACTGGGCTGCATCCCGTGCGGCATAGAATAGGGTTTCGTTTCGCTCGTCTTCCGGAACGTCGCGCACATACTGATTGAATACCCATGTTTCGCTGCGCTTCATTTCCAGGACTTCCACCTGTATTCGGCTCGCTGCGTCTGTATAAGCCTTCAAGTGCTCTATTGCCCGATTTATTTCTGATTGTTTTCTCATTTCTCCTCCTTTCTTGCCATTGCCTCAAACTGTCGTTTCACTTCTTTTAGTTCTGCCAGCGACATTTCCGTCAGGTTCTTGCGGAACTTGCTGCGTGTGCGGCAGAACTGGTTGATTTTAGCTTTGTTCATTTCAAAATCCTCTGGTGTGTCGTTCGTGTAGTTCCGGTTCAGGCAGGAAATGCGGAACGACAATGAAAATATCTGCTTTACAATTGCACGCGCCTCCTTGCGGATTCGGTCGGCTGATTCCTTGTTGAAGCGGCTCAATAGCAGTCCGGCTTCTTCTTTGGTCAGCCCTGAAGTACTGTCTGTACGACCGGCTGTGAACTGGCTGATAAATCCGTGGCGGTCTTCATCGGTAAAACCCATCTTGTGAAACTGGGCTTGCAGTGCCTTGATCTGCTGCGGGGTTATGAAGCGTTCTTTCATTATTGTTTTCATGACTGTGTGTTTTATGATTATTCTTCTCCGTGATATTGCCGGGCTTTCTCCGGCACGATGTCGTAATGTCCTACAGGACCGATAAACCGACCCTTTGAAAATGCCCTGAAGCCTTCCACGTAGATTTTCAGCGAGGCATCGTACATCACTCCTTTGGCAGCGCGTCCATTGGGAAGTTGTCCTTCTGCGTGGCTGATGAAGATAAGCAGCTTCCGTTTGTGCTGCTCCTTGAAGTCGATATACTGGCGGTACGTCATGCGGGTATACTGGAAGGAGTCGATTACCACGATGTCGGGACTTTTCTGTCGCCGAAGACGGATGCTAAGCTCTTCCATGCTCTCATTGTCAATCAGCAGAAACCTCTTGTTTACTTCCATCATGCCTGTACGCCGTATGGCATCCTGCATAGTGCGGCAAGCACCTTCCTCCATGGAGTCGTAAGCTACGCGACCAAAACGGCACAAATACTTGCAAAGCTGAAGGGCAAAACTGGTCTTTCCGCTTCCGGAGTTTCCCCAGATGATCCATACTCCCCGTCGTTCAGGAGTACCGAATGCATTATACCAGGGACCATCAAACTGCATTACATCGAATTTCATGGATAGAAGCTCACGGACACCTTTTGCGTTGCGATCGAAAGTAAACTTCTTTTTCTGTGGGGGTGGGGTAGTGTCTTCTTTATTCATTGCTTCCTCCTTTCTTTATGCGGGCTTCGATAATACGTTTCTGACGGTGGATGCATCGCTTCACACGGCGAAGGTCGTTGTCGCTTCGTCTGGCATCCTTCAGCACCTCTTCGATATCGGCACGGTCGGTCAGATTGTTAGCCTGACAGATGGCGTATATGTCATTCTGTTCCGTGGGAGATACATCGAAGAAACGGCGTCCGATACGGCTGTTTATTTCCTTGTAACCTTTCTTGTTGTAGCGAAGTCCGGCTTCCATGCGGCGTTTGATGTAGTCGGTGCTGAGAAACACGATGCCGGAGTGTCCTTCCAGACGGTTGTAAATGCTGATAAAGTAATTGAACACGCTGTCTGTAAGCTTGTCGCCTTCATCGAATACCAGCAGCGGACTCCCCAGGAAAGAAATCATGCTGATGGCATTTTCCAGCATATCGCGGAGGTTGGTCGTGTCGGTGGGTGCGCCTACCTGTTTGGCTATCTCACGTACGAAATCTGAACGGCGCATGTCTTCAGAACATAAGATGTAGAACACGTTGCGGTGCGTGCGGCGGTATTCAATAGCTGCGGTAGTCTTTCCGCATCCGGCATCGCCAACCACCCATGTCACGTTCTTATATGCCTGTGCGTCACTCAGCGCAAACGTGATTTCCTTGAAGGTCTTTCCCTCGTGCAGCGTCCACGAATCGAAGGCAAAGCCTATCTGCACCGCAATGCGGGTAAACATGTCATCACTGATCAGGTCATATTTTCCGTTGCACAACTGGCTGACGGTGGCAGAGCTGACATTTTGCAGACTTTCTGCCGCACGGTTACGGGTAGGATAATTTTCACAATAGGCAATCAGTGCGGTACGCACCTGTTCTTTCATTTCTGTAGTAAATTTCATTGTCTTAATAGGTATTTAAGTATTGTTTAATCAAATAGTTAGAATTTTCCCAAGCTGTCAAGTTCATCAAACGTCAGGTTCGATACTTTCTTTGTCCAGTCACCGGCTGATGCGAAAGTCAGCGGTTCGTCTGCCAGTACAGGCTCTTCCGGAATGTCCGTTTCGGGCATCGGTACCGGAGCTTCCAGTGTGCCACGCTTCATTTCCTCACGGTATCCGTCAAGCTGCTTTTCGCTCACAGCAACCGGGCGCGGAATGCGGAGCTGGGTGTATGCCTCGCCCATGGCTTCCTCCATAAACAGTTCCTCTTGTGCGATGTGCATGGCTGCACGTGTGCGGCGGTTGGCTTCCAGCTGCGCAAACAGATAAGCGTTTTCCTCTTCGGTGCGTTCCTGAGTGGCACGATGGATAGTGACTTTCGGTGTGGCAATGGCCGCATACTTGGCTCCCGTGTCAGTCACCGCCCATAGCTCGATGCGGGTCATGTCTTCCGGATCGTAGCGGTAGAGGAACTGACGGCCTACGTTCTGCAGGTGGAAGTTCATATCTATCAGCCCGTCGTCGCCATACACCATGTAGCTGTATTCCTGCTTGTTCATGCGGAAGATGAAACCTTCCTTGGTGTATTGCACCGGAGCCTGAGAGAACAACATGAAGATTTCGTGTGCCTCATAGTCATCAAGCGGCTGTGCCTGTGGATTCTCTATCGCGGTGTACATTTCCAGTCGGGTCATGCCGGTGGGGCTGGTAGGATGCTGCATCGAGTTCCATTCTTCGCGGCAGTCGGCATACTGCTGTTTCAGTTCCTCCAGCGTGGGCAGTTTATCAATGTTAGCCATTACCATGTCAACATTGGCACGGCTGGAAAGCTTCTTTGCCGTGATGTTCTGACCGGTGAAGTTGTACATCTTGTGAAGTACCTGCTGCTGGAATCGTCCGAAAGCGGACTCGATGGATTTACTCTGACCGTTGTGCGGCATGGTGGTCTTGTGTAAGTGACAGAGCTTCTTGAAGAATCCCTGCGAAGCCAGTTTCTTGTGTCCTCCCTGATTATCGGTCACTATCTCGTAAGGCTTTACCTTCCATGTCTGGAGTGCCATACGGTATGCCATGTACTGGACGAAGAAATTTTCGCCGTCACCGATAAAGTAGCCGAGAAACAGTTCCGTGCAGGCATCCATCACTTCGTATACATCCGTGGTGCGTGCCACCCATCGCTTCTGCCGTTCATCATAAGCACGGTAGTAAAGGTTTATCTTCGTACCGTCTGAGTACCACAGCGAGTTCGGCATGGACGGCATTACCGTATCGAAGGTTGGCATATATTTGTTCTTGAATTCCCTTTCGCCATTTACCGCGGCATACCACCACACCATCACCGCCGGATCATTCAAGTAACTGTGCATCGTGGTAGGACTCTTGATGGTCTTCAGCCCGCGAAGCACCGCCTGACGGTTGTATTCCTCAAAGAGCTGCATATCTGTGTAGACAGGGAACTTGCTCCGGCGGAGCTTCAGCAAAAGAGCACCTTCAGCCTTTCCGATGCGGCGTGCGGCACTGTTGCCCAGATTACCGCTTACCAGTACCTCGTATCCATCGCGCTTGTATGCATTGAACTTCTCACGCAATCGTGCCGGATTCTTCGGCAGTGTGTGACCTGTGATTTCGCGAAGACGCTCACAGCAGATCTGCACACTGCTCCATGTTTCCGCACGGCGGGCAAAGCCTCCTTTGGCATGTTCCACACTGCGTGCCTTCTCTGTTCGCATCATTTCGTTCATCACCTGAGCGTTCAAGATGTATTCCAACTGTCTATAAGGCTCGATACGTGGCTCAAACTCCTTGAAGAATCGTACCGCATCGGCATCGAAGCGGATCTGTGTGTTGATGTACTTTTCCTGCTCACGCTGTTTCATTTCTTCGTATGCATTCTTGAATGTGTCATCGTATGCTGCACGGAGCCGTTCCGGCATGGAGCGGTAGGCAATAAGGGCCTCGCGTCCGTTACCTCCCCGCTGGAGGAGGGTAAGCTTGCCTTCACGTACATACTTGTCGTAAGTGGGCTTACTGATAATGCCACCACGAACAAGTTCCGTAAAGCTGACGCATAATGTGTTTCCGTACATTTCCATGATTAATTCGTTAAGATTGTAGTCCGGCTCCGGGACTTGAACCCGGATGGCAGCCACCTTACTAAGTTCTGCAAGCCGTGTGTGATTCATTCCTTTTTCTGTGCTCTCTTATCTTCTCTGTCCAAACGTATTGCTGCAGGTATAAGTGCCAGGCAAAGGCAGATTGTTATAATCAGGTTCATTGTTCCATCTGTCAGTCGGTTCAGTATGGCTGCTGCCAGTATCAGCAGCAGATAGCGTGTGGTGGTATTGATTCGTTTCATGATTCTATGGTTTTGAGTTTGGTGCCATCCCTATTCTCTCGAACCAGAATGGCAATGATTCATCACTTATGCAGTTGGTTGTAAATTACAATTGAATAACTTCCGCATACGGGTTTTCCATTTCCTTCAACTCATAGAGCTTTGCTCCATGATTCAAGGCATACGAACGGATAAGTCTTGCTGTAGGGCTCTTTGTATCGTATGCCAGAGCGGCATCCACCGTACGGGTTGTAACATTCAGTTTCCGGGCGATTTCTTCTTTCAGTTCCCGGCTTGCTTTAATGAGTTTTCTTGTTTCTGCCATTTCGTTATTGTTTTTATCGTTATTATTCGGTTAAAAGTCCGTCCCTATTCTCACGAACCGGAACGGTTTTGCTACATTTGTAGCGATGCTAAACAAACTAACTTTATTTTGATTATGAGTACTGTATATGTTTATGAGTCTTTTTACTCTGTCGTAGTTGAGTCTGACAGGCATGATACCTGTCTTATCGAATCCAATCGGATCAAATCGCTTGCTAAAGCTTTTAATGCATCCATTGTGAAGGAAGCTAAATCTGCAAGGAAAGGAGATGTGCTCTCCCGAAATATCATGATCAGTTTTAAAGCCCATTCTCATGAAACCATTATTTTTAGAGAAGCACTGGACATTATAATCGGTAGTATCAACATCTGGAATTCGGGATTGAAAGCATATATCTATGACAGTTCAGTGGAGCGGACAGATGCATCTTTCGGCCTCACTGACTAAATTCCACATCTCCTCTATGCTGTTGTCGCACAATGTAACCAAATCCGGGTGTTCTTTCCGACATTCGGATTTGGCTGTTTGTGCGTGTGCTATCATCTCGTCCAATATCCTTTCCAGCTCTTTATAATCAATCTTATGCTCTTTCATAGCTTCATTCCTCCCACGTGATGCAAAGTTGTTCATAAGCTGGTTTCTTCTCCGGATAGTTGCGTCCTTCCTGACGGTTCTTCTTCGCGAGGTACTGGATGCACTTTGCCACAGGATAACTCATCGCAGTTCCGGCATACACCTTTTGCACATGCCCCAGCGTGACACGCTGCTTCTCGGCTGTAAGGCAAAGCTCCGCACGGCTGATGTAGGGCTTCACGTTTTCTTTCCACTGACTGAAGTACGGACGGAACTTGGGAAGAGGAAGACGTTTCGTGCTTTCCGGACGCTCGCCGCTTACTGAGTAGCTTCCGGTTCGCCGGATGCTGGGGAGCACTGTGCCGGTCACCCAGTTGACAAACCTGTCGGCTTCCGGCTTGTTGCTTCGAAATGCAAGTTTGTAAACGGCTGCTTCATTGATTAATGTCATACGTCTAATGTCGCTCACAGTATGTTCTGAGCCGTAAATGGGAAATTTCCCCATCCCCTTCCAATCGTCAGGAATCGCTTTCAGGGTTTTGCCGCTCCAGTCTATATTCAGAGCCATTGCCACATCCTTAGCCACAAACCAAGGCTCATCATTGATTACTTGTGTACGGATGTTCACGTTTTCACTCTCATCGTAGAATACTCGCAAGCTCGCAGCTTGCCGAATGTTTGTTTGTTCCATAATTTGCGTTTTTATAGATTATTTTCTATCTTTAGACCGTCTTCCGTATTGAAGACTCTGCAAAGTAATACAGAAATTCTGAATTATACAAACATAATTCAGTAAAATCAGACAAAAAATTCAGAAAACATGAAAAAAGAGGAGATAAATCTAAGGTTCGTAGAGGCTGTTAATCACCTTCTGGATACACGTATAGTAGCTTCTAAAGCAGATTTGGCTGAAAAATTAGGAATAAAGCCTTCTAAATTTTCAGAAATTCTGAATTATAGAATGAATATAGGAACGGATCTGGCTGCACTCTTATGTTTTACCTATAACATAAATAGCAATTGGCTTCTCACCGGAGAAGGGAAGATGCTTCGTAATGAAGAAAGACCACCATCAGAACCGATAGATGGAGCAATTCCTTTAGCTCATCCGGCTCATTCACCCGGAGAAGGTATTCCACTGATACCCATCAGTGCCATGGCAGGAGCCTTCACCGGCGAGCATACCGTACTTGAATACGAGTGTGAACGTTTTGTGGTTCCCACATTCAAGGGTGCAGAGTTCCTGATCAGCGTAAAAGGAAGCAGCATGTATCCCAAGTATAACAGTGGAGACATCGTAGCCTGCAAACGCCTTTCCATGAGTGATATCTTCTTTCAATGGAATAAGGTGTATGTATTAGATACGGATCAGGGGCCACTTATCAAACGGGTAAAGCCCGGATCAGACAAAGAACACGTCCTCATCGTATCGGACAATGAACGTTACGAGCCATTCGAATTACCTTTGGACAGGATTTATCATGTGGCCCTGGTTATCGGGGTTATACGGCTGGAGTAAGCTGTAATATTATAGATGTAGTTAAATAACCAATAAAATAAAAGACGTATGAAAAAACTATTATTAATTCTGGCAATGATTTTGCCAATGTTTATTACAAGCTGTTCTGATGATGAAGAAGCTACAGTTCTGACAGGTACAACATGGGAATCGACTGAAGAATACGGTGGAATTGTGTATTTAAGGTGGACTCTTACTTTTCAAGAAAGTACATTCTCCATTACGATGGATAAAGATGCTGATGCAGATGGCGTTTTCGATAAGAAAGATTCCGCATCAGGTTCTTATTCAGTAGACGGCAATAATGTTTCGCTGAATGCAGAAGGGTTGATAATGAGCGGAACATTCAGCGATAATGTGATGCACCTGGATTCCGGTGAAGAAGGTGGCGAATTCGTTTATTATAAGAAATAACGCTTAATTGGCATTTAAAAGGCGATTAAAACAATAATAATTATGGGAACGTTCATAAAAGAGATTGTCTATAATCAAGCTTTTATAGACCAGACATCCCGTCGTAAATGAGATGAAAGGAACAGGGAGTTCTGGCAGAAAATGGGAAACCTTCATTCCAGCTATCCTGATTGCGATATTCTCATCGAAGCGTACGCTAAGGAGCACTTTTCTACTGGGATTGCAGAAGACCTTAAAATTACTTGCAGTTCTCCGGATGTTCAGGATTTGGCGAATCGCATATACAACACTGATTATTATGTCGTTCCTCTAAAGCTATCGGAACTGGGATGTGCGGAAAAAGACGAGGTGATTGCTCATATCTTGCAAAACGGCTGATACAATCAGTCAAGTATAAATGCATGTCTATGTAATCACTCACAGATACATTCTCCTGTATTACAGGAGTTATCATCGTGTTGAAATGGGGGGCTTTTACAATTAGATTCCCTTTTTCATCCACAAAATCAAAAGAAACAATCAATTTTCCTGCCATACTCCTAAAAATAGCTCCCGGACTTTCACCGGGAGCGTTCACCTTAATCCAAATACCTATAAAAACGCAAATTCATAGAAAGTATTGGGGCAGAACCCGGACTCGAACCGGGGACAAAACAGCAGGCGTCCAGTACTGTTTGCTCTACCTTCTGAGCTATTCTGCATCATTTCTACACGCACACACACGTTTTCACCGTAAAAATACGTATTATCATCCAAATAAACACTATAAATCAGTGACTTACATTAATTTTACAGCATAATCAATGCGAAAATATATAATACTATCTATATCAAAATATAGATTAAAACGCATTAATAGCACACACAAAAGGCAATCTCCTACCAAATACACGACTTAAAACCAGTTAAAAAGGTATGCCCAACTTTTTATTTTACGCATAAAATGAATAAAAAAGGGTATGCCCAACTAGTATGCCCAAAGGTATGCCCAACCCCTTTTTTAACATTTAAGAGAGAGATTCTGAAACCGCTTGTTTTTCCTGTCTAAATGGGGACTTAAACAGATTTCTAAACACCTAAACAGGCATAAAAAAAGACCGAAATAAGCCTTTACAGCCTATTCCAGCCCCGTTTAAGTGATATTTATAGGGTGATGTAACAAAAACGCATTTAAAGCCCGCGTTTAGGCCGTTTAGATGTAAAGCCGATGTAAAGTAATGTCACATTTCGTTTTGCGTTCGCATGAAAGCCCGTATTCGTTTAACTTGCTGATAAACAAACCGTAACAACATTTTTGCCGCCGTTCTATCTTACACAATTCGTTCTGATGCCCGTAGGAAAAGAGGAAGCTTTTCTGATATAATCTTATACATTTGTAGCAGAAAACTGGTAAAGCAGGAAACTGCAT